GCCGGAAGCGTCCGACTTCGGTGTCAGTCGCCGTGCCTCGTACTTCAGACGCATCCGTCGGCGGCGCATCGTCTGCACCTGGACGCTGGCCTTTGACGTGGTACTCGGAGAAGCGGTTGGCGGCGGTGAGTTCGGCGCGGGCGGTCCAGATGTTCTCGCCCTGGACCAGCGCTGTCGTAGCGCGCTGCGTGCCAGCGCGGGCAAGCGTGAGACTTCCCCCCGGGCCATCGCTGACCAGAAGGCCCTGCAGCCGGCACAGCCGCTCGACCAGCGCATAACACGTCTCCCCTTGCTGCACCTGCACGTTTGCCAGCGCATCGCCCACGTCCACCAGGGCACTGACGTCGATGCCGAACGGTTGCGCGAGCTGCTGCGCGATCTGCAGCACGGTCTGATTCTTGAACTGCCCGCCCGTCACGACGGCAGACCCGTCGATGAAGTCCGCCGTTTTCGACCGGCCGGAAATCGTGATCGTGTGCGAGTCCCCGGTGAACTGCGGCGCATACGTGTCGATGTAGCCGGAGACGACGACGTCGATGCCGAGGACGATGTCGCACGGCGCGCCGGGGGGGAACACGGCTGGGACCCAGCGCCCCGGCGTGTTGTCAGACAGCATGCATTCAAACGAGGCTGCTGCCTGCTCCATTGACCGGGTGACGCGGACGGAGGTCCACTGCGCATACGCGATGCCGCCGAGGAGGACGTGCAGCTGATCGACGAACTTCGTCATGCGCTCGCAATCAGTCCTTGCGTGGGCAGGAAGCCTGGATGCGCTGCCTGCGTGAGTGTCACGATCTCGTCAGCCCGGGTGAAGTCCTGGTAAAAGCGTTGCGCGAGCACGAGGGCCGGACGCGGCAGGGCTGTGCGATACAGGATGAGCGGCCGCAGTGACGCGCCCTGTGCCGTCATCTGCGCACTGATGGCAGCCGTCAGGTCGCGCAAGGCGAGATAGACCGGGTCAGTGGCTTCGGCCTGCAAGTCGTCGAGGTCGTCGAGCAGGTCCAGACGCGCAGCTGCCAGCGCGTCATATGAGGTCGGCGACAGGCCGGTGATGGGTCCCGGCAGCGCCGCTGCGGCGGCCTGGTGGACCAGGGCGGCCAGGGCCGTTGCGTTCACCTGTTCCTGCAGCCGGTCGGGCGTGATGGGCGGCTGCGGCGGGCCGGGCAGCGGCGGCACCGTGTAGAGGAACAGCTGTTCGAGGTTCGCCAGTGCCGTCTCGGGCCAGCTGGCTGCCGTCAGGGCTGCGATGGCGTCAATGACCTGCTGCGCGATGCTGGCCGGGGCGTCCAGGTCGGCCTCGGTGAGCGCGTCCAGGGCATCCAGGGCCGAGCCGGCTGCTGGCACCGCTGCCGGCGACGGCGCGGCAAACGGCAGCCCGATGCTGCCGCCGAGCGATGCCCCACCGAGCCCGGCGAAGCCCTGCATGCCGTGCAGCGTCTGGGACAGGCCGTGCAAGCTGCTGAGCGCCGACTTGCTGACCCAGGATGAGAAACCCTGCGTCGCAAAGCCCGTCGAGAAGGCATCGACGGCCGCACCAGCCAGCGCACTGCCGGCACTGACGAGCATGCCGCCGAGCAGGCTCGCGCCGAACGGCAGCGGCATCGTGCCGGCTTCCGTGAAGTCGAAATCGAGGACGCAGAAGCCACCTTGCTGTTCCGACTCACGGATGCGGACGGCCGTGCAGACGACCGTGAACGTGCCGAGATACGGATGCACCAGCTGCCCGGGGCCGCTTGCCTCACAGGCAGCCCGGAGCCGGTCCCGCAGGCCCATGTAGTCCCCGCCGACGAGGTAGCCCCGCAGCCGGAACTGCCGGGCCGTGCGCCCGAGGTCCTCCGCATACGGCGTGTCCCGCTGCGCGTACTCGAACAGCTGGATGCGCCGGCCGAACGTCGAGTCATGCTCGGACGTGTAGAACGGCACGCCCCGCCACCGGGCCGTCCGAAACCGTTTCTTCCAGGCCCCGGAGAACAGCGCCCGCATGCTGCCGGCGAGCACGTGCGGCGTCTCGGCATCGAAGTGGCTGACGACGGCCGGCACCGCATGGCGCCGCTTCGTCGTCCCATCGGTCAGCGGGCCTTTCATGGCGTCGGCACGGCCCACGGTGGCGGCGACTGCTGCTGCACGGGCGGCGGTGCCCACGGCGCTTGAATCTGCGGCATCGACCAGCCGGTCTGCGCGGTCGTCTTGAGTCCGTTCCCTTGCGTGCTGACGTTCAGGCGCGTGCCGGGGGGCGGATTCTCATGCGTGATGTTCACGTTGACGGTCCCACTCGGCGGCGGGGCAGCTGGTACAGCCCCCGGGGCCGTGCCGGCTGCCGGAGCCGGCAGCACCGAGGCCCCCGGAGCCGGCGCGCCCAGCAACGGCGGCGGCGCGAGCTGTTCAAACGTCAGCGGCCCACCGCCCGGTGACGGGGCACTCGGGGCGAGTATGCCGCCCGGCGTGCCCAGCAACGGCGGCGGCGCGAGCTGTTCAAACGTCAGCGGCCCACCGCCCGGTGACGGGGCACTCGGGGCGAGTATGCCGCCCGGCGTCCACGTCGCCAGATTCGGCGCACCTTCCGGTGCCACGGGCATCGCACCCTTGAGACTGAACAGGTGGTCGCCGATCCACTTCATCGCGGCTTCGATGGCTTCGATGTCCGTGCGGGTCGAATGGATGAAGTCGGCAATGTCCTTGAAGGTCTGTTCGATGCCCTTCGCGCCCTCCACGCTTTGTGCCCAGTGGTTGAAGGCTTCCGTAATGCTCGTGATCTCAGTCAGCAGCGGCGTCATCGCCGGCAGCAGATTCGATCCGATTGTCTCCTGTAGCGCATTGAGCGCATCTGTCATGCGTTTGTGCGCTGCCGCATACGCCTCGGCCCGCTTCGCCTGTTCCTCGGTGATATGCCCGATGGCTTCCTGCTCCGTCCGAGCCTTGTTGATCGCGTCACTCGTCGCCGTCATGACGGGCGCGATCTGTGACCACTGCAGCTTGAAGATCGCGGCCGCTTCCGCTGCCCGCTTCGTCGGGTCCGTGATCTTGTTCAGCGCGTCGATGACTTCCGGCAGCACGTCCACCGTCGAGCGGAGCTTGCCGGTCGAGTCCGTGACACTGACGCCCAGCTCGTCGAGGGCGTCCGTCGCCTTGCGGTTGCCGCCGGCCTGGACCTCCCCGAGCGTCTGCGTCAGCCGGACGAGTGCCCGGTCGAGCTTGTCAGAGGCGACGCCGGCATCCTCGGCCCAGCGGTTTAGGTCCTGCAGCTGCGCAATCGGGATGCCGATGGCTTTCGCCCGCGGTCCGAGCTTCTCGACCTCCGCGACCAGCTTTTCCATGCCGTGAAAGGCATACTCGATGCCCTGCTCGATCAGTCCGCCCAGGCCGAAGGCCGCCAGCGTGCCGCCCAGGCCTTCCCACGCACTCGCGATCTTGCTGACGACCGAGCCGGCAACGTTCTCGATACTCTGGAACGTCGCTTTGACCTTGCTGCCTATCGCGTCACTGACCTTGTCGATGGCATCTTTCAGGTGCGTCCAGTGGCCGCTGACCTTGTCGATGGCAGCCGTCGCCTGGCTGATCTGGTCGCCCACGGCCGGCGCAATCGCACCGGCAGCTGCCGTCACCTGCTCCGTGACGGCCGGCGTGACGGGGGCGACGACGTCCCCCGGGCGCCAGGCCACGCCCGCCCGCTGCGCGACCTCAGCGAGGCTGTGCGGAACGTCTGCCGCGACGTCCTTCGCGGCAGCGGCGACGCCCTGCAGGTTCTCGGTAATCTTCTGGATCGGCGCCGATGCCTGGTCGACGACCGAGAAGATGGCTTTGACTTCGGCCGTCGCTTCGGTCGTCGCGGCCATCAGCGGCCCGTCCCCTGCATCGCGCGCCGGATGCGGTGCGCCTCATGCTCCCAAGCCTGCAGGTCGGCGACCGGGAGCGACAATGTCTCATGCGGGGACACGTGGAAGAACCAGGCGACGTCAAAGGCACGACTCACGACGTCCGGTCCGGCGGCCGAAAAAAAGCAGCAACCTCCGAGGCAGCCCGCAGCCAGTCGTTCGGGTGCAGCAGGTCGATGGTCGCTTGCGGCAGCCCCGTCAACGCGACCAGCAGCCGGCCGACAGCCGGCGCGTCGAAGTCGAAGCCCCCGGAGCCCGTGCCAAAGTTTTTCATCGGTGCCCCGCACTGCCGGATGTCTGCTCCCGTCATCGGCCGGAGCACGAGTTCGGTGATCTGCTCGCCACCGCGCTCGATGGGGTAGTTGAGCGGGACGACCGTGTTGCGTGACGGCATGACCTCGACCAGGTCGTCGGCGCCGCGGATCGGAATGCGGGATTGTAGCTGTGCCATTCAGGGACCTCTAGGCAGCCTGCGCGATGGCAGCCGGCGTCGCCCCCGGGGCCAGCAGTTCCTCGACGCCCATGCCCTCGAACGTGATCGCGAAGGAGCCCTCCGCGACCATCAGCGTGACGATGCCGGTGCAGACGGCATTGCGCAGCACGTACACCTTGCCGTTCAGCTGCTCCGTCCGCACCGTGACGTTGAAGGCCCCTTGCAAGCCTGCGAGGGCCGTCGCGTCCGTGTCGGAAATCGTCATCTTGATCGACGGCGCCCGGTAGGCTTCCGAGAAGCCGTGCACGCCGTCCATGCCAGCCACGCTTTTCCGGTCGATGAGCCCGATGGCGATCTCGAGGTCCCCCCGGAGCAGGAGCTTGCTGCCGTCGATGTCGACGGTCGCCGTGCCGAAGCGATTGATGGTCGCCATAGGTCAGACTCCTAGGCTGCAATCGCAGTCGCAGCCGGGGCCGGATACTGCAGCCGGAACTGCACCAGCAGCGCGAAGATGCGGAGCTGGTTCACGAGGTCCGGCGGGAAGAGCACGTCGAGCCGGTTCGGGTCCGTGCTGTTCCGCTCGACGATAAGGGCCTGCGAGAACGCTGGCGTGTTCTCGACGATGCCGAGATACTCCATCTCGGAATACTGCGCGACGAGTTCCGCCCGCACGATATTCGGCGTGACAATCGCCTGCCCGGGACCGTAGCGCGTGCCGTTGTCCGCGAGCTTGCAGCGTGGGAACTTCGTCAGGATGGCGTTCCGGAGTGTGCGGACGATCAGCTGCAAGGTGGCCGGCGTCTGCACGTCCAGCCACGACGGATCAGGCTGCCCATACCCGTCCTTCTGGTACGTCGTCACGCACCGCTCGATCCGGGCGACGCCGTCTGCATAGGCGGTACACGTGGCAATGCCCGAGAAGAGCAATGCCTGGCGGTCCGAGACGATAAAGCGCTTGCCGGGGGGCGCGAACCGGACGCCGTTCAGCGGCAACGTCTGCAGCGGCCGGGCCGGATCAGCCCGGAGCGCGACGGCTGCCTCACCCGTCAGCGCGGCCGCGATGCGCCACTGCGGCGACGGCGTCCCGGGATACGGGAAGCCGAGGACCGAGCAGTGCGGATCGTTCCGGGTCTGGCCGAACGTTTCCAGTGCCGCTGCCGTCCCGCCGCGTGCCGTGAACGCATGCCCGTATAGCTGAATGTTCCAGGCCCAGCGGCCTGTCTGATCGTTGAAGGCGGTTTGGATCTCGTCGAGCTCCGACGCGTCACTCCAGGCCGAGCACACGAAGTCGTACTCGCTGTCTGCCAGGCTCGCGAGCGCGGCCGTGATGTCCGGCATGCCAGTGCCACCGGCCATCGGTGCTATCGTCACCGTCAGGCCGGCCGGCGTCCACTCGGCGCCGGCGATGCCGGCCAGGTTCAGGCTGATGTCGATACCGTTGCCAGCCGTGCCGGCATGGTGCGCCGTGAGCGTGACGACGCCGACTGCGGCCGCTGCCGTCACGAGGGAATACGGGTCCGCCGCGATGGCATTGACAAGGGCTGTCGCGATGCCGCTGGGGGTCGACGTCGGCACGATGCCAATCGCATAGCGCCGGCCGGCGACGTAGACGGCAATCGTGCCGGATGCCGTGGGCGTGCCGCTGAACGTGACGGTGCCCGTCGCGGCGGTCCCGCTCGCGGCCGGGACAGCGACGCAGTAGAGAATCCCGGTCGGGTCGTTCGC